CTGTTTTTTGTAAGCCAGTTTGCTACCTCTCTGTAAGAATATTGCTTGATGTAGTCTCGTGCTTTCTCTAGCAAGTCCAGTTCTAACTTTACAGGCTGTAGTAGATCAGGATCGTTTTCATCTACTGTGTAACCAAAAGGTATTGTCCTTGCTATGCGTGGTATAGCTACCCACTCTCGTTCTTCTTTTAAGTCTGTTGGCTGTGGTAACTTCCAACGTCCTATTGATCTATTCATCTACTTTTTCTTTTGGTGGCATAAGCATAACACCACCTGTTGCTTCTACCTGCATCTTCTCTGTTTTTACAAGTCCTGTTCTATCTAACAGTTCTTTAGCTGCAGCAAGTTTATCACGTATGCCCAGTTCTGTTGGGTCTACTAAACCACCTGCAATCGCAACAGCAGCTCGTGGTGCGTTTCTTGCCATATACTCTTGCGTAGCTTCTAGTATTTCTTCTTTGATACCTTTTACTACATCCGTTGTGCTTGATGCGTCAGCGTATCCTGCCAACTTCTTTGCAAGAACAATGTCCCCACCTGCTTCATCAAACAAAACATTTAGTAGCTTCTGTTGTTTCTCTGTTAGTTGTCTAGCCATATTAACACTTCCACCTTCTTCTAGCTTGTCGCAGTCTACTGTTAGGATTATTTGCTGCTTTAGGAAACTGCTTCATTTGCCCTGCACTTCTTGCACAATAAGACTTTCTTCTTGCTGCTCTAGCCTTGGTTCTAGGTTTGCTCTCCGTAACGGCTGTTTTTAAATTACCACCAGTTCTTCTGTTAATTTTATTTACTGCTTCTTGGGATAATCCTGCTCCTTTGCTAGTGGGACGTTTAAGACCACTCTTAATAGTGATGCCTTTCATAACATCTGGATTTTTTCTTTTAGGTCTTCCTGCTGGTTTGTTACGTCCTACCATAGAACATTCCTGTCTTTCTATAGTCTACTGAGCCACCTCTGGCTTTCTTTTGTATAGCACCACCTTTGTAAACACCTCCCTGTTTTTCTCGGAAACCTTGTGGATCTCTTAGGTAGTCATTGTAAAGGTCTGTGCCATATATTTCATCTATCTTTTTTAACTCTTCAAGTTCTTTTTTAGTGTACGGTTTAAAAACATTTTTGCCGTACTTTTTCTTTTTTGCTTCTTTTTCTTTTTCAGCCTTGTCTTTTATATTTTGTTTGATGTACTCTTTAGCTTTTCTTGCACTTTCCATTGGGTTATCCTTCTGTCAGTTGGAAGTGAGGACCATCAATAAACGGTCTACGCCCAGCACTTCTACGTAGGTCTACATAAGCGTTCATAGCTTGCTCCATACTTCCGTCCCAAGTTGTGATGTCTTTTATTTGCCACGCAGCACCCCAACAAATTTTAGCTCCAGTTTTATTGGCTGCCATAAGCATAGCATCGGCAATGTCATCGTACATCACGATGTCCCAACTTGGGTTACTACCATCATATGCCATTAAATCGACAGCATGTGAATAACCGTCTTCTTGTACAAGGTGTTTTGATTTCATCGTCTGGGATCGGCCAGCTTCATACAATCTTTTTTGCTCTGCTAGGGAACGAACTCCATAGATCACTCCAAAGTCCACGAGTGACACCTTTATGGCTTCTTTTACTGTATCTACTAATTTAGGATGCACACCTTCTAGTTTTCCTAAACTTCTACCACTAAGTTTAAACGCCATATTTTTTCCTATCTCTTGCTGTCTTCTCATACTCTTTTTGCAAAGATTTTTTTAACTTCTCTAAGTTTCTCTCCTTGATAAATTTTCGTATAGGGTCAACCATTTCATCCTTGATGACACCTGCTACCTTTTTACCCTTCTTAGCTTTCTTAGTTTTGTCTACAGTTTTATGCTCTAAAAATTTAGCTGTCATCTGTTACACCATAACGCCTGATTTATTCTTTGATCTTGTTTCCTCTTTAGGTTTATATAAAGGCTTTATTACATGAGGTAAAAATTTAGTAGGTTGTTTTTTTGATGGCTTTTTTGTTGGCTCTTTTAATGGTCGGTCTGTACCTTCATACAAATCATATCGTTGACGTACCTGCCCTCTTTTTTGAGTATCTGTTACCGTTGTTTTTTTAGACTGTTTCTTTTTTACCTGCTGGCTTTTCTTTTTAGCATCCGAAACAGTTGCCTTTGCACTCTGCTCTCTTATCTTATCTATAGCCTTTGGCTTCCTTAGAGGTTTTTTTATTTTACTCTTCTTCTCGTCATCTTTCTTTTTACCGTGATCCGTACCCATTATTTTTTCCTTTTGTTAAAAAACTTACCTGCAGATCGTGTGGCAAAGCTTGCACTTACGATAGCTCCTAGCGCAATCTGATACCACTGTGGCATACCTGCCAGAGCTTCAAATCCATCTGCTACTACACCCCTGCCCCATGATCCACAAAAGCTCAAGATTAGAGGAATACTGAACAGCAAGGTAAGCCATTCGTCTTTCCACGAGCTTTGGGATGCCCTCATAGCAGCTAAGTCCCAGTCTATCTCACCAGTAGCTTCTTTCATTTTGATAGTAGCTTCAGCCTTCTGTATGGCTGTCTTACCATCTATGTATGAAGATGCTAAACTTGTTACTGAACTAAGCAGTGTACCTATCATTATACGCAGTCACAATCCTCGTGGCACTTCTTGTTCCACAATGCACACCACAATCTTTTAAAATACTTTATCATCGTTCTTCCCTCTCCATTCTTTTGGGTTCTGACTTCTCTGCCCCCATCCATATGGCGAAAGATCCTGTCATCGCCCCAGTAATCACGGATATTAGCCCTGCTTGTTGTGTGGTCAACTCTGGCTGACTCAAAGCCCATTCTATACAGCGAATGTAAACTCCTGTCATCACTAGCATCATAAGTCTTGGTAGTATTCGCCATTTGTCAAGTGTCTCTGGAGTCATCTTTATCCTTTATAACTTCCTTTACCCAGTTACCATTGTCCCCAGTTCGCTCACAATACTCACATTTATCATCTTCAATGTGATGCCCACAAACGTCACATGTAGGCTCGTATAACACTAAGTAGGTTCTCCTCGTTTGCCACCCTCTTCCATGAATAATCTAACAGTATCTTCAGGTACACACATGATTTGCTCTGGTGGTCTGTTGCCATACTGCTTAACTAAAGCTCTGGCTATCTTAAAAGGATAGTCTCCTATAAATTTTTGACATGTATTAGAACTATGGAAGTGTCCATGATCAGCAGGATGCTGAAATATAAATATATCTTTTGTTCCGTCTGTATATACACCAGACATTACGGCTACTATGAACCACGCTTTAACTATCATTGTCAAAATATCCTATATTATGTAACTTTTCTATAACTTCTCGTTTTTTTAGCGATGCCTTTAGGCTGTTTAACGAATTGTTTTCCTGCTGCTTTGCCTTTTCTTTTAGCTCTAGTTGTCGCTGCGTACTCTGAGGGTGATAAAGCCTTGATTGCAGCTGTTGGAAGATACCTCTCTCCAGTTTTCCCACTGGGTTTACCACTTTTTGTTCTCCATTTTTGCTTTGTCCACGATTTAAGTGACCTTTGTGACTTAGCAAGAGCCATTAGCTGTAGCCCCCACCCTTCTTTTTGTATTCAGAAGCAAGTAGTTGGGCTTTTCTAGCACTCCACTGTCCGGGATTACCACCTTTTGACCCTGCTTTGATTCTGTTGAACAGATTCTTTCGCATTGTGGGCTTCGTGTAGTTACCTGCCTTGTTTACAGTGCTACCTTTGCTCAGTTTTAGTGTAGATAAAGTCTTTGCTTGTTTAGAGTGCAGCTTAGACGCTTTCTTTAAACCTTTTACAACTTTATTTACCTTGGCTTTTGTTGCTGTTCCAGCCATTATCGCTTCTTTTTATTCATGCCACCTCGTGCCATGCCCTTTTTCTTCTTCATAGCCCCACCGTAAGCGTAGCCCTTCTTCTTCATACCAGCACCACCACGAGCCATTCCCTTCTTTTTCATGGCTGCACCACCACTAGCCTTTTTTACTGGTTTAATTTCGCCAGTTTTTTTCTTTTTATCAAAGCTAACCTGTCCTGATTCTATTAGCTTTATAAGTTTTTTTAATCCTGCTACATTTATAACACTTTTTTCTTTAGCCATTTTCTACTCCTTTTTAGCATATAAGTTGTCAAATACTCTGCCTGTATCCCAGACGTATTCAAACTCCTGTTTAGAATGGAACACCCTTTGACTCGGCAAAAAGTCTGGTGATCCTGTCCCTGTTTCAAACCACGCAGGGTGTGTTAC